ATTTTTATAAAGAAAAAATAAATAGAGACATTTTGTTGAAAATTTTAAATAAATCTGGAGGAATTTCTCTTAGAAATTTAGAATGGTTTATAACTACATATAGTAAAAAATATCATACTAGATATAAAACTAGAGATGGTAAAATATTTACCGTTCATTGTAATTACAAATCATCACTAGATGGATACAGTAAAAAATTATTCGATCCATTTTGTAGGACGGAAAGAATTGAATATAAGCTACCATGTGACGATAATGTCATTTCTACAACAGTGGCTCAATTAAATTTTATCAAATGGTGTATAAAAAACGACGTAATAAAATATATGAATGAAAATAAAAACTATTTATTTAATAAAAAACCATCTTGAAAATTAAAAGTTTTAAATCCTTTATAATATATATTCAAATTATATATATTAGAACTATCGTTTATTTCAACATTTAAAGTAGTTCTATTTTTTTTAATCATACTAAAGTCTAAACTACCAGTTGATTCTACTTTAAGTGGGTTGAAAGCAAATGAGTACGTGTATATATTTTTTTCTGGACGATTTATACTGTTACTTAAAGGTACTATATATTTGAAGTATGTGTGATCTGTGTTATTTATATTCGGCAAAGCCTGACCATTTAAAAATATTTTAGCATTTTTCATGACCGGTTCATAAAATGAATTAGCGGGAGATTGATAAATATTAGCCGAAAAATTATACCTGTTTGCGAAAACATTACTCTCGTGTGTATTTTCATCTTCAAAACTCTCTCTTCTCAAGAACCACATTAAAAGTTTTACTGGTATCTTTGGTACCAGTTGCTGATTTATCGTGTTGAAATATAGATCATTAGTTATAGATGGATGTTTCATCACTATATCAGTTATCAATGTTCTAGGCTTAGTTAAGAATATTCTCTCTTCGTTTGTTAATGTTATCTCTTCGGTTATTATATCAAAACTATCTATAGTTAAATCCGATAGATTATTAGTGAAAAATGATTGAGGTCTGAATTTTATTTCAAATAATAACTTTTGTTTATAAATAGAACATAAAGGAAAATAAGGTCTTTCATAATTGTCATATTTTCTAGAAAAAAAGAATGGAATAGGTATTACAACTTCTTGTTTGTCACTAAAACTTATGAGTAGATTATTCGATGGCACGCTAGATGTATATTCAGCTAAAGTCCTATTCAAGTAGAACCTCTTTGTTCTTTTCTCAGAATGCTCTAAAAATAATTCATCATAAATTATACCCCAATCCGCGTGATATTCTTCTAATTCAATCTCATCAACTTTCATCTTTATCGTTTCAATAAGATGTCTACCTATTTGATCCGCATAGAATGATACCGGTGACTGATCTATATTTAATGGTGGTAATACTATTCTTATGTACATATTCGCCAACATATCTCCCATACCTCTGGGATCTAATTCAACTTTAATCGTGTCACCAAATGGCCACGTACTCTTATTAGAGGGTTTATAAACTCTTCTATGAGTATGAAATTTTGTGAAATTACTATGGTTCATAAATTCATTGTTAAAGAAACTATTTTGAATTTTTTCCGTTGTTAAAAATTCATCTTGCGGCCCCTTGGCGTATAGAGAAAGTTTTGCCCCAACATGTGGCCCTGTTACTTCCATTACTATTATTAGTAACATATTTTTAAATCATTTAACCACATTTCATTAACAGTAAGTTTATTTATCATCTCCAAGTCTTTACACATTTTATCCCTCTCTTCCATTAATTTATTAACAGATTCTATTGTATATTGATACGTTTTTATGTTTAATAGGTAATCAAAACTATCATCGATTTTAATGAAATTTTTAGAAAGCTCATTCTCCAAGTCTGTCTTTTTTCTTTTGAAAATTGTTATCTTTTCATTTATCACCATATCCACAAATTTAGCCATGTTGGTGATTTTTTCTAGTTTACATGTCATCACTTTTATCATATTATTTTTTCTCGATATATATTTACCGATTCTAATCTTGCAAAAATCTAAAAGAATTTCTTCGGGGGTTTCGTATTTCTTAATACCATGTTCGGGATGAAACATGTGCATATTACTGGTATGAAAAACCTTTTGTAGTTTGAAATCCTTGACAATATCGTTAGATGTATATCCATTAATGACGAAGTTTACTTTATCCGTAGTACTGTTATTGGTGTAGCCAATAATAATCCTCTTCTCGATGAGTGTTTCGAGATGCTCTTTGAAATCCTGTGTCCATCTACCAGGTGGGAGTTCTTCGATTATTATCGCACCATTTTTTTCCTTGTACACTCCCGTGGCTATCCATGTATCATTACCATCGGATGTTATTGTACCCGTGAAACCCTCGAAATAAGGTGTCATTTTACATAAGACGTCATCATTAAGAAATCTTTTTATATTTTTACGTATGTCATCTGGTTTAAATGGTGGTATGAAACTACTAAAACCTGTACCGATACCCTCCGCACCATTGACAAGTATCATTGGTATGATTGGAATGTAATATTCGGGTTCTATGGATTTACCATCATCATCCAAATAATGAAGTATCTGATCGTCGTTAACGTCGAATATTTTTCTCGTCATTGATGCGAGTTTGGTGAATATATATCTGGGTTGACTAGCATCCTTTCCACCAAGTAATCTCGTACCAAATTGACCACACGGTTCGAGTAGATTGATATTATTAGAACCGACGAAATCATGTGCGAGCTTCACTATGGTGTCCGATAATGAATTTTCACCGTGATGATACGATGTTTTTTCAGATACATATGCGGCGAGTTGTGCCACCTTCATCTCTTTATTCAAGTTTCTGTCGAGGCAGGCGAATAGCACCTTTCTTTGTGACGGTTTCAATCCATCGCATATATGAGGTATGGATCTTTTTAGATCTGAAAGACTGAAGTTGATCAGGTCTTTATGAATGAAATCGGTTATTCCAAGATTTGTAATTGTTCCGTAACCAATCTCTATATTTTTATTTTCAGAACTCCTCAGTATCCATTCCTTTCTTTTATCACTAAAGTTTTTATCAAAAGCCAATGTTATGGATTTATCAGTTTCATCATCCTTATCAAATTTAACAGTCAATTCATTAATCTTACCAAAGTATTCACGAGCCTCCTTAGAAGTTGATGTACCCAGACCTTTGTAATATTTTATTGTCCATCCAGGTTTACCATCTCTGTACCAGTCTCTGAATGATGTTTCGTCAAAGAATGATTTCGTTTGTGAACCCTTCGTGGCCTTTATTATAGGTGTGATCATACTCACTATAAATCCCAACCCAATTAGACTTGGCCAAAAGTAATGAAACATATTCAATATTAGACCCTTTATGTGACTCCCGTCTACGTCAGCGTCTGTCATTATCATGAGACGACCGTATCGTAGTTCGTTTAGGTTTTTGTAGACTTTATCTTGTTGAAGACCCAATATTTTCTTCAATTCATTAAACTCCTTGTTATCTGAAATTTGTTTGGTACTCGCATCGCGCACATTTTTGCATTTTCCTCTTAATGGAAAGACACCGTAATAGTCTCTACCTATTACAGATAATCCAGCGACTGCCAGAGTTTTAGCAGAATCTCCCTCTGTCACTATGAGAGTGCATTTACCAGATTCATTAGTTCCGGCTTTATTGGCGTCGTCCAATTTTGGAATACCTGTTATCTTATTCTTCCTAACACCATCACTCTTCTTCAATTCTTTCATTTCCTTCATCTTCGCGACGTTCATTAAATCTTGATAAATATCGGTTTTGAGAATATTTTTTGTAAAGGTCTTGGGTAGTTCGAACTTACTTCCAAACTCACTGACTTTTAGCGTACATTCAGATTTAACTTGACTACTGAATGATGGGTTTACGAGTGTAGCTTTTACGAAAATCATAAAGCAATTCTTTACTTGTTGTGGCTTCAGTTTAACTTTTTTGGATAATTCTTCGATAATTGAATTACATATCATATTCGTTATGTAGTCGACATGAGATCCTCCTTTTGTGGTGCATATACCATTAACGAATGATATTTGTTCAAAACCGTCATTGGGTAATACACATATTGACCAATTTTCATTGGAAACTGAACATATTTCTTCAGTATTTTTATACATTTTGGCATATACATTGAGTGGGTATTTAGGTAATTGTTTATCCTGAAATGATACTTTACAGTTTAAACTAGTACATACATTAGCGTCGTGTACCCTTTTTTCAATAATCTTAATTA